AGCGAGCGCTTGACGGTGCTTTACTACCTGGCCAGCCGCCCGCGCGGCGCGCACATCAGTGACCTGGCGCTGCTGCTGGGCCTGCCTGAAGACGACACCCGCAAAGTGCTGCGCGGCCTGCAATACGCCCAGCGCATTGACTGCGCCCGCGCCGGCAGCGCCAGCCTGTGGTTCAGCCCCATTGCGCGCGCCGGCCTGCGCGCACCGCAGGCGGACGCATGAGCTGGCTCACCACATCGCTGGGCCGGCAAGTCAACCTGGCCGCGCCGCTGGCGCACGCGCACCAGCTGTCGGTGCGCGAGATCGCCCACAGCCTGGCCACCATCAACCGCTTCACCGGCCACGCACTGCGCCCCATCAGCGTGGCTGAACACAGCCTGCTGGTGTGCGACATCGTCGGCACGCAAATGCACCTGGGCGTGCACGCCCAGCTGGCCGCGCTGCTGCATGACGCGCATGAATGCATCACCAATGACCTGGCCAGCCCCGCCAAGCCCATCGTCGGCGCCGGCTGGCGGGCTTTTGAGGGCGGCTGGGAACACGCCCTGCGCACCGCCTTTGCGCTGCGCCTGGCGTTCGAGGCTTACGGCCCCGCCATCCACCAGGCCGACCTGATCGCCCTGGCCACTGAGCGGCGCGACCTGATGCACCCAGGCCCTGACCCGTGGCCCTGCCTGCAAGGCATCAGCCCCGTGCAGGGCATCAACCTGCGCGACCGCGACACGTTCACCTGGCAAGACTGGCGGCAAGCCTTCATCGACCGCTATGACGAACTCGACTTCGCCCGCAACCAACTGCACCACCACACCCCATCATGACCACCACCACCACCGACGACGACACCGTCAGCGACGACTTCTGCGCTGACGACTTGCTCACCAACCCGCCCACCGCCTGCCAGCCGCTGGCCAGCGGCCTGCGCATCCCCATCACCCTGCTGACACCCAGCCCGCTGAACCCGCGCAAGCGCTGGAAGCCCGCCCGTGTGGCTGAGATGGCCGAGAGCCTGCGCACCAACGCGCAAATCCAGCCCATCCGCGTGCGGCCCAACCCGCTGCACACCCCCAGCAACGGCCGGCCACCGTATGAGATCGTCGTCGGTGAAACCCGCTGGCGTGCCGCACCCGCCGCCGGCCTGCACATGCTGGACGCCGTGGTGGGCGACTACACCGACCAGCAGGTGATCGAGCTGGCGCTGGCCGAGAACACCAAGCGCCAGGACCTGCACCCGCTGGAAGAAGCCGACGGCTACGACCAGCTGCTGCGCAAGGCCGACGGCCTGCAGGGCTACGCCACCGTGCAAGACCTGGCCGCCCATGTCGGCGCCAGTCCCAGCTACGTCTACCAACGCCTGAAGCTGCGTGCACTGTGTGCAGCGGCGCGCGCCGCGTTCTTGGACGGCACCATTGACGCCAGCGTGGCGCTGCTCATCGCCCGCATGCCTGACCAGGCTGAGCAGGCCACCGCCACCGCCAAGATCCTGCAGGGCTTCGGTGGTGAGCCCTACAGCTTCCGCGCCGCGGCTGAATACTTGAAGCGCGACTTCATGCTGGCGCTGGGCCGCGCCAAGTTCGACATCGCCGCCACCTACACCGTGGCGGGCCCGTGCGCCGGCTGCACCAAGCGCAGCGGTGCCGCACCCGACCTGTTCGCCGACGTGACCGGCGGCGACATGTGCCAAGACGCCCGCTGCTACCAGGCCAAGGTGGCCGAGGCCTACGGCCAGCTGCTGGCCACCGCCCGGGCTGAAGGCCACCAGGTGCTGCAGGGTGACGCCGCCCGCAAGGTGATGACCCGGCCCGACGCCAACCCCATCGGCCACCACCGGCTGAACGCGCCGTGCCCCAGCCTGACCGAAAGCCGCAAGCCCCTGGCCGACCTGCTGCCCCGCACCGCCAAGCGCGTGCTGCTGGAACACCCGCAAGCCACCGGCACGCTGGTGGAGCTGGCCACTGACGCGGTGGTCAAGAAGGCGTTGAAGGCCAAGGGCCTGCTGCGCGAAGATGTCCACGGTGAGGGTTCGCTAACCAAGAAGGCTGCACCCACCACCAGCAGCACGCCACCCACTGGGCAGGGCCAGATACCGGCAGCCTTCGCCGCCGCTGGTCATTCTCCCGCCCGGGGGGGTGAGGGGGCCGGGGATGAAGCCAAGCGGCGGCAGACAGAAGACCAACGGCTGCGTGAAGAGGCCAGCCTGACCTGCGAAAAGTTCGGCTTCATCTTGGCCGCCGAACTGCACGATCAGCTCAGCGCCACGGCTGAGTTGCCCTTGCTGGTGCTGCGCCTGGCGCTGCTGACGTTGTTTCAAAACCTGTCGGCCGATGCCTGCAACCTCGTCTATGAAACGATGGGCTGGCGCAGACGCGCCGATGGTTCGGCCTTCGGCCAGGAAACCTTCGACAGTGACTTCATCAAGCGCATGGCAAACGACCAGCTTGGCGGCCGACAACTGGGTGAGTTGCTGGCGCTGGTGCTGGTGGCCGAAGACCTGACCAACGTCCACATCGACCCCGGCACGCTGCGCGACGACAAGAGCAACGCGGCAACGCTGGCCGACAGCCTGGCCGTCGACATGCAGCGCACCTGGCGCCACGCTGGCATCGCTGCACGCACCCAGCTCGCGGGCGAAGGGTCAGGAAATGCGCCGGGCGCTGCCCGCCGTGAACCCGACGCCACCACCACGTTCCTGCAGCAGCACGCCCCCGAGCGTGGCCGCGTTGACCCGACCTGGGCCTTCCCCGGCACCAAGCCCACCACCACCGAGGCCGGCAACGGCCAAGCCGATCAGTCTGACAAAGGAGCCAGCAATGCAAGCGCTTGAACAGCAACCCGGCAGCCCCACCCTGCCGCCAGCAGGCCCCGCCCAGGACGACCAGGCGCAGCCCAAGCAGTGGGCCATCGTCGAGGTGATGGGCCACGGCCGCGTGGCCGGCGCCATCAGCCAGCAGGTGTTCGGCGGTGCCAACCTGGTGCGGGTCGACGTGCCCGCCGTCACCATCGACGAAACCACCTGGCGCAACGGTGGTGACGCCACCACCAGCCGCGTCATCCCCGCGCACAGCCGCAGCCTGGGCGCAGCCGCCATCTACAGCATCAACTGGTGCGACGAGCTGGCGGCCACCGTGGCCGCGCAGTCCATCAAGCATGAGCCCATCAGCCCCTACAGCCTGCAGCGCGCGCTGGCCGCCATGCCCGTCAACGAACAGAACCGCCTGCTGGCCCTGACTGCCGGCAACACCATCAACGCAGGGGGCGACGATGACAACGCACACGGCTTCTGACACGCAAGCGGCGCCGGCCGCCAGCGCTGCCCAACAGCCCATCATGGTGATCTACCACGCCAACTGCGCCGACGGCTTCGGCGCAGCCTGGGTGTTCCACCACCACCACCAGCGCATGGCAGTCGGCCGGCCCTACCCTGAGTTTGTGCCTGGCCGCTACGGCCACCAGCCGCCCGACGTGACGGGCCGCACCGTGTTCCTGGTCGACTACAGCTACAAGCGCGACACCGTTGCCGCCATGCTGGCCAGCGCCGCCAGCGTCACCCTGATCGACCACCACAAGACCGCGATCGACGACCTTGTCGGCCTGCCCGGCCTGATCACCTACACCGACCTGCACCGCAGCGGCGCCACCCTGGCCTGGGACTACCTGTTCCCCGGCGAACTGCGCCCCCTGATGCTGGGCCACATCGAAGACCGCGACCTGTGGAAGTTCAAGCTGCCCAATACCCGCGAAATCTCGGCCGCCGTGTTCAGCCTGCCCTACAGCTTCGACACCTGGGACCGCCTGATGGGCAGCGACGTGCATGACCTGGTGGCGCTGACGGCCCAAGGCATCGCCATCGAGCGCAAACACCGCAAAGACGTGGCCGAGCTGGTCGCCAACAACCGCCGCACTTTGACCATCGCCGGCCACCAAGTGCCCACCGCCAACCTGCCCCACATCCACGCCAGCGACGCCGGCGAACTGCTGGCCGCCGGCGCGCCGTTTGCGGCGGTGTACTGGGACACCGCCGATCACCGCCAGTTCAGCCTGCGCAGCCGCCCCGACGGCGCCGACGTGAGCGCCATCGCCCAGCTGTTCGGCGGTGGCGGCCACGAACACGCGGCCGGCTTTCGCGTCACCCGCGACCACGAACTGGCAAGGGCTTGAGCATGGCCCACGACGACACCCCTGACGGCATCGACGCCGACCCCGTGGGCGACGCGCTGTACATCGCCCTGATCGCGGCCCGTAAGACGGCCCGCGCCTTCCACAACGGCAACACCTGCGCGCTGGAAGCACTGATGCACGTCTACAGCAGCGGCGACGACGCTGCCCAGCTGAAGGCCCACGAGGTGCTGCGCGCAGCCGGCCTGCTGACCGCCATCAGCACCCCCGACTGGGCCGCACTGGAAGCCCGCAAGCCCAAACCCATGCACTGGGCCGATGCCGTGCAGGCCTTTGTGCCCGGTGCAGCCGAGCGTGCGCGGCTGCTGGCCCTGGACGATGACCTGACGGCCGACCAGCTGCAGGAACGCGCCGAAGCGCTGGTGCAGCTGGCGGCACAAAGTGGCCTGGTGTTGACCATCGACCAGGTGTCGCAGCAGCCGCTGGCCATGGGCCACTACAGCACCCGCGTTGCGGTGCGTGCGGCCAAAGGAAGCTGACATGAAACGCCGCCGCCTCACCGCCGCCGAACTACTGGCCCGCCTGCCGCGCGGCCTGACACCAAAGTTGAGCGGCGCGCAGAAGATTGACTTGGCCATCTGCCACCACATCAACCACGACGCCATCGTGCGCGGCCAGGCCGGCACCCAGATCATGTGGGACTACGTCGAAAGCGTGCTCGCCTGGTGGAAGGTGGCCGACCTTCTGGCGCAAGCCCGGCCTGACATGACGCTGCAGCTCGGCGTGGCCACGCGCCTGGTCGAGCACTACGGCCGCAGCGCCACCGTGCAGTTCGTCGGCCACGACATCGAGCTGGCCCGCCGCGGCCTGATGACCATGGACCAGCTGGCCGACCTGGTCGACCAGCCTACCGCCGTGGTGGCCGTGATGTGGGCGCGCGGCGAGTTCAACAGCTTGACGGCAAGCAGCCCGTCGATACAAGAAGCGAACGTGGAGGCACAAGCAGCATGATCGGCACACAAAGCACCGGCGCCATCGCCGGCGTCGTCATCAGCATGGTAGTGCACGAGGGCCTGGTGGTCACCGTCGACGGCAAGCCGGCGCGCCTGGCCATCGTCACCGACGACGGCCAGGTCATCGCGGCCGGCGAGCAAGTGGCGCAAGAGGCGCAGGCCGTGGCCATCAACAGCTACCGCAATATGTGGATTGGCCAGGGGCACCTGCGGGTGTTGAGTAAGCCGATTGACGTGGCGGCCTAACGTGCCGGTGAGCGGATCCACCGCCGCTGATGGCCTATGAAGACGCAACCAGGCTGCTCGCCGGTGAGGTCTGCTCGACCGGCGTGTTGTGCCGCTGTTTCCGAAGCGAGGAAGACCATGCAAGTGCCGCCGATTGAAGAGCGCCGACGCCTGTTCCTGCTGGCCGAGCAGAACGCCAAGAAGGTGCTGAAGCCGGGAGACCGCATTCGCGTATCGAAGTGCCCCGGCACCAAACGCTGGGCGACGTTCGCCGGCTGGAATGGCCACTGGATCGTGTCGAAGTCGGGGATCGACGACTACTCACCGGGCGCCGTGGACATGCTCAACGGCGCGCCGGTGGACTTTAAGATAGACAGATGACGAGTCAACCAGATGCACAGACCATCTACACACAAACGCCGCCAAAGACCCCCGGCTACTACTGGATGAAGTGGTCTTCAGATGCAGCCCCGGAGGTGTTTCAACTGATCGCGCCGGGTCACGCTGTGACCATTGGGAGCGATGGCACATGGGGCGCCCAGGAAGGCAGCGCGTTATTTGGGCCACGCATTGAGCCGCCCCAAGAGGCCTAACACATGCATCGCAGCACAGCGCACTGCGTAACCGGATACGCAGTGCGCAGACGCCCGCACAAGCCCGCTTCGGCGGGCTTTTTTACGTCCGCGCTACACTGCGCCCCGTCGTCGGTTCACGCCGGCAACAAATCGCTAGGGGTGCTGGCTTCGGCTGGCTGAGAAAGTCCCTTTGCACCTGGTTGTCGCAGACCGTCCTAGACGGCGAGCGGCAAGGCCCTGCACTGTTTTACTTTGCAGACCCGAGGTAAGCCCCAAGCGCGCCATATAAACTCACCCGACAGGGGAGAGAACATGGCCGGCAGGGTCTACAGCTACATCCGATTTTCTGACGCCAAGCAGGCGGCCGGGGCCAGCTCAGAGCGCCAGGCGGCCTATGCGGCCAAGTGGGCTGCTGACCACGGCCTGGTGCTCGATGAGCGGCTGAGCATGCGCGATGAGGGCCTGTCGGCCTACCACGAACGGCACGTCAAAGTCGGCGCACTGGGGCTGTTTCTGGCGGCCGTCGAGGCGGGCCAGGTTGAGCGCGAATCAGTGCTGGTGGTCGAGGGGCTGGACCGGCTGAGCCGGGCCGAGCCGATCCAGGCGCAGGCCCAGCTGGCGCAGATCATCAACGCCGGCATCAGCGTGGTGACGGCCAGCGACGGCAAGGTCTACAGCCGTGAGAGGCTGAAGGCCAACCCGATGGACCTGGTCTACAGCCTGCTGGTGATGATCCGCGCGCATGAAGAATCGGACACCAAGAGCAAGCGCGTGCGCGACGCGATCCGCCGGCAGATCGCGGGCTGGCAGGCGGGCACCTACCGCGGGCTGATCCGCTACGGCCAGACGCCCGGCTGGCTGCGTGTGGTCGACGGGCGGTGGCAGCTGATCCCTGAGCGGGCGGCCGCTATCCGCTCAGCGGTGGACATGTGCCTGCAGGGCCTAGGCACTTACCACATTGCCCGCACGCTGCATGCGGCCGGCCTGGCCAGCAGCGCGGGCGTGCCCACGTCTGGCCACGTCGCGCGGCTGTTATCGCATCCGGCCATTGCTGGGGCCAAGCATCTGGATTTGGACGGCGAAACGCATGTGCTGTCCGGCTATTACCCGGCTGCGATTGACGCTGACACCTGGGCGGCGCTGCAAGACGCCAATGCGCGGCGCGGCCGCAAGTCAGTCAAGAGCGACATACCCAGCGTGTTGACCGGCACCGGCGTGACGATGTGCGGCTATTGCGGCGCACCGCTGAAAGCGCAGACGATGGTGAGCAAGCGCAAGGCCGACGGCACGCTGCTGGACTGTCACCGCCGGCTGCAGTGCACGCGCACTAATGCCGGCCAGGGCTGCAGCGTGCCGGGCAGCTGCTCAGCCGCGCCGATTGAGCGGGCGCTGATCGCCTATTGCAGTGACCTGGTCAACCTGCAGGCGCTGTACCGGGGCGACCGGGCCGCCCTGCCCCGTGGTGAGCTGGCCAGCGCACAGGGCCGGCTGGCCGGCATTGACGACAAGCTGCAGCGGCTGACTGATGCGCTGCTGGCCAGCGATGGTGAGCTGCCCGCCACCTTTGCCCGCCGCGCCCGTGAGCTGGAGGCTGAGCGGCTGACGGTGCAGGCTGACGTGCAGGCCGCTGAGCGGGCGCTGGCTGCGGCCAGCCGCACCGACATCGTCGGCGCCGATGAGCGCTGGCGGCTACTGGCCGCCGGCGTGCAGGCGCTGGACTACACCGCGCGCATGCAAGCGCGGCAGCTGGTGGCCGATACGTTTGAGCGCGTGGTGGTGTACCGGGCCGGCTTGCAGCCCGGCCGCGCCCCGGCCGGTGTGCTGGACGTGCTGCTGGTGGCCAAGGGCGGCCAGGGGCGCATGCTGCGCATTGATAAGGCCGGCGGGTGGATTGCGGCCGAAGGCACCATGCCCGCTTGACCGCGCCAGAAAGAGCCCCGGCGCCTGGCCGGGGCTGAAGCCGCTGCCAGGCTGGCGCGGCACAGCGCCAGGGAGGTTAGCGCCGGGGCCGGGAGGCCCGCCGGCATTGTGCGTCCTGATCAAGGGGCTGGTGCCGGGCGCAGCTTCAGGCCTGCGAGTTGATGGCGGCCGCAACGTCTGCGGGCAGCCATTCGGCCAGCAGCCCGACCGGCGCACCGAGGGTGACGCACGATAGGCACAGCAGGCCAGATGCCGACAGCGGCATGGCGCGGGTGCCGGCCAGGTAACGCTCCAGCGTGCGCTGCTCGACGCCAGCCAGGGCAGCGGCGCGCTCCTGGGTGATGCCGGCCCGCGCGATCAGGTCGCGGAGCTGGTCCGGGGTCATGCGCCCCTGCGCAGACCCCGGCTTGCGGCCGGGGTGATTGGTCATCTTACTGGCCGTAGTGCGGGTTGGCTGCAGCCATTTTGGTTTCGCAAGCATCTTTCAGGGCCTGCAGCTTTTCGCGGGCCGCATCGCAGCAGATCACGCGGCCAACAACGCCGCCAGCGCTGTCAACAACCAGGTCGCCGTCTTCGTCGGCCATCAGGATCGAGCCCGGACAGTCCAGTGTGACAATTTCGACTGTCCCGGCCTTCATCGTAGCAACGGTGGCGTGCTCCAAAATTTGCAGGGCCGTTTTGCCGGCGTGCGTTTGCTTGTATTTGGCTTGCATGATGTCAGTCCTTTTGCCCACTTGCCCCGGGGCCCGGGTCGCAGCGGTGTTGCTGCGATGGGTGAACTATACCGACCATTGGTCGGTAAGGCAAGCTTTTTTTGCAGCCATTGCATTGCGTTTTGTGGCGTCATCACCTGTGGTGCCGCGTGGCTGCGCACGCAGATTGACGCGGCGCCGCTGCCTGCAAAAACCTGACCCCTGGCGCAGCATTTGAGCCACCGTTGCCCTACGCTGGCGGCATGCGCACTATCACCCTGCACCGCTGGTACGTTCAGCAGCTCGACGGCAAACGCCGGCCGACCCGGCACCTGATGACGGCGGCCGACGCGCTGGCCAGTGACCCGGCCGCCACGCCGGTGCCCGGCACGCAGGAGGTGCGGCAGGTGCCCGATTGCGTCATCACCTGCGGCGCGGCGCACCTGGCGCCGGCGCAGGGTCAGCGCCCCGCCGGCGTCGACTGTGCCAGCAGCTCGTCCTTGCGCGCGCTGCCGGCCGAGCTGCCGAAATAATAGGCGGCCACCTGCTCGGCCTTGGCGCTCAGGTAGCCCACCAGGGCGCCGACCATGGCCGAATCGACCCGGGCATAGCCCAGCAGCACGGCGCCGCACGTGGCCAGGAAGCCGCCCACCAGCGCATAGGCCAGCACGCGGGTGGTGGTGTCGCGCACGGCCTGCTCGCGCCTGCGGGCGTCTGCACGGTCACTGGCGGCGGTTTGCAGCGCGGCGGTGTCGGCGGCCAGGCGGTTGGCCTCGCTTTGCACGGCCAGGGCCTGCAGCTGGGTGGCGTTGGCCAGCTCCACCTCGCGCAGCTTGACGGCCGCGTCGGGGTTGCTGGCCAGGGCGGCGGCCACGGCGGCGGCGGCGGGCTCGGTGCCCAGCGCGTGGGCGGCCAGTGCGCCGGCGGCGGTCAGTGCGGCGCCGGCCGGGCCGCCCAGCAGCGTGCCCAGCAGCGGCGCGGTTTTGCCGACGGCGCCGGCGATGTCTTTCCAGTCCATTTTTCAGGCCTCCGCGTGGTCGCTGATGCCGGCGCTGACGCCAGCGGTGGTGATGGTGATGATGCGGTTGGCCAGGCGCTCGGGCACCCGCGTGGACGTGTGCACCCAGCCGCCGCCGGCGCGCCGGTCGGGGTACTCATTGATCAGCTGGCCGATGCCCAGCACGCCCACCAACGGGGCGAGTGCACGGCAAATTTCGGTGGGCGTGCCGAAGCTGGGCGCCACCCAGTCGGCGGCCATGGCGCGCGGGTGGTCGCTGTTGCCGGTGCTGCCGATGGCCAGGTTGAGCGCGGCGCACCGGTAGCCGCTGGTGATGTGCATCGGCACGTCACGGCCGGCCAACGCGCACAGCTGGGTGCGGATGCGTTCCAGCAGTTCCAGCGTCTGCTGGGCCACGGGCACCAGCTCGGGCGGCAGCCGGTTGTCGATGTGACGCGACGCGGCAGTGGCACTGGCCACAAATTCGGCGAGGGTGAAATTCGGGGTCATGGCTTGCCCCGTCGTGATTCAAGCAGCCTGTCCAGCTTGTCATCCATGCGCTGGAGCTGGCCACGCAGCAGGCCGACGGCCTCGCTGGTCAGCTTGTCTTGCCGCTCGTCGCGCTCATGCTGAGCGACGATGGCGGTTTCCAGCAGCGCCACGCGCTTTTCGATGCTGCCGATGTAGCCCAGGGCGGACAGGGCGACGGTGATGGTGGTGATCAGGTGGCCGAGCTGGATCTCGCGTTTTAGGTGCCAGCCGGCGGGGAGCGTTTCCTCGGGTGATTTCATGCGGCCTCGCGGTGCGGGTGTTGGGCGGTGGGTGCCCGGGTCATGGCGGGGTGGGCCAGGTGATGTCAGTCGGCCAGCTGGCCTGCGTGCTGATGTCGCGCAGCGCCTGGCGGTAGACGGACCAGGCGGTGGGCACGGGCGTGGCTTGTTCGACGGCGCGCGCGGTCACCCAGTCGCAGGCGGCCAGCAGCTGGTTGCGCTGCTGGCGGGCGGCGGCGGCAATGGCGGCGGTGGTGGGGGTGGGCTGCCAGCGCTTGGTGCCGGCGTGCCAGGCCCAGGTGCGCATGGCGTCGTCGGGCGGGGCTGGGGGTTGGTAGTCGATGACTTGGCCGGCGGCGGTGTCGACGCGCTGGCCGGCCGGGTCAACAACCCCGGGCATTGCGCCGTGCCCTGGCGGTGTGTTGGCAGCAATGAATTCCGGGCAGCCGTCCAGGCTGGCGCCTGTGAAAACGCCGGTGGCCAAATCGTAGATGTGCAACAGCATGGTTTACCGCTTGATGAAGATGACACGCATGCCGGTGTTGAAGACATGCATGGGTGAGCCACCGGACAAGGCGTTTCTCAGCCGCAGCTGGAACTGCAGCGACACGGCCGCGCCAACACCGAAGCTGCTCACGGCGGCGAACGACTGGCGGCTGTAAGCCACCTGGTCGGCTGCGCCGAGCAGCACATCTGGCCCGCCCGCCACGTTGACATACCAGGCGACGTAGCGGCCGGAATCGCCGTTGACACCATCCGCAACTGCAATAGCGGTGAAATCAACGGTGCTGGCTGCGGTGGTGCTGACGGTCAGTGTGCGCAGGACAATTTCGCTGCTCCCTGACCCGTAAGCAGTACCAGCAAAGTCCCAGCTGTCAGATGACAACTCGGTGGCCGCGTTGGCGCTGATTTGCGCTGTGTCGACGCTGTTGAGCTGTGCCAGCGCCCCCGTGCTCAGGTTTGCCCCGGCTTGCCATGCCCCGCTCACCCGCAGTTTGATCACCGCCGGGCTGGCGCTGTCGTCCACCCACACGTCGCCGTCCACCGGGCTGCTGGGGGCTGCCACACCATAGGTCAGGCGGTTCACGGTGGCGTTGTCGGCCGCTTTGCCGGTGCCGTTGATGTTGGCCCACTGCACGAACATGCCCGAATCGACCGTGGCGGACACAGTGGCGGCCGTCGTGGATTCGTTGCCCGTGGTGTCTCGGTGCTTGGCGGCAATGGTGTAGGTGCCCACCGATGGCCAGGGCCAGGTGTAGGTGGTGCTCGCCCCCTTGAACAACAACGTGGCCGAGCCCCAGGGCGCACCGATGCGCAACTCGGTTTGCGCATAGTCCAGCTCGGTGTTAGCGGCCCAATCAATGCGCACGCCGCCCTGCACAATAGTGGCCGTCAGCCCGCTGACATTGGCCGGCGCTGCCGTCTTGCCCACCACCCGGTGCAGCACCGGCGGGCACCAGGCCCCTTTAACCATCATGGTGTAGGCACGGGCTTTGATGAGGTACAGCGCCCCGTCTTGCACATCGGCCAGCCGGGCCAAGCTGGTGCCGTTGGGGCACAGCACGCTGCGCCATTGGCTTTCGGGCGTGGTGGCCAAGCCGTACAGCACTTCGACGCCGCCGCCGCTTTCGGTCACGTACTTATCGGTGATGGCCGCCCAGGTTGTCTTGATGGTGGCGGTGATGGTGCCGTCAGCTTGCCGCTGCAATTCACTGGTGCCGCTGGCGCAGGCCAGGCTGGCGACAGCGGGCACATACCATGGGTTAGGCAACAGGGTGTTGGGCGCCGGGTCAGTGGCCGCAAAGCTGGTGCCAAGCTGCCAGATGCTGGGGTCGGTCTCTTTGAGCTGCAGGGTGATGCCGCCGTCCAGCGTCCAGCTCACGTCCAGCACCTCAAACGCTTTGTTGGTCCAGCCGAAGCGCGCCAGGTTCACCAACAACACATCGAACACCTCGACCGGGTAGGCGCGCATGTTGCACGTCAGGGTCAGGTGCAGGCCTTGTCGGGCGTCGCGCATCATCGCGGCCACCACCTGTTGCGCTTGGCCTGAGAAGCTGACGCAGTTCAGCGGTATTTCGATCGGCAGCGTGGTGCCGTCTTCGGTCACATAAGCTGCGGCGGTGACGGTGGGGTAGTCCAACTGCTGGTAGTCCCGCAGCTCGTCCACAAACTTGCCGCTGACGGTGTTGAAAGTGTCTTGCCGCCCCTGGCGCTGCACGGTGATGGGCTGCGCTGCGCTGAGCCAGCTGTCGTCCAGCGTTTGCAGCGGCGTGGTGTAGGCCCCGGCGCGCAGGCGCAGCTGGCCGTCCACCAGGCACCAGCGGCCGACCATGGCTGTGCACAGGTCATCGAGCACGGCTTTGGCCGGCGTGCCGCTTTTGACGACTGTGCCAGCGGTGTACATGGCCCGGGTATAGGCCTGGCCGTTGACAATGTAGGTGGCGCTGGCGTCGCACACGTTGGCCGCTGCCGCGATGCTGGTGTCGTTCACCATGGCCGCACCCAGCCGACCCAGCAGTGAACTGGTGGCAACGTAGCGAGCCAGGATGGCCGGGTTCTCGGTCCACGCGGTTGCGCCTGTGCGTGGGTCATAGCATTTGGCGCCACGCACCACGGCGCTGATGTTGGGCAAGCCGCTGGGGAAGGCGTCGGGGCTGAAGTCGCCCTCGATCACCAGGTAGGCCTGGCCGGTGAGGGTGTGTGCAGATGTCCACACGCCGGGCAGCTCGGCGATCAGGCCCGCATCGGCCGCCTGCCCCGGGGCGCCCAAGCGGGTGCGGATGCGCATGCGTGAGTTGTTGGCGGTGGCCGCCCGGTAGGTGACCACCACGTCGCGCCCCCACACGCCGGCTGGTGCGCTGGTGACGGTGACGGTGCTGCCGGACATGCCGGCATAGGGCGTGACGTCGACCATGTTGTCGACCGTGCCGCCGGCCACGGTGCCGATGGACGCGGGCGTGGTAGGCAGCACCACGCTGCCGTTGCCGCTGCCGTCAAGCGTGATGGTGGCCTGCAAATCATTGCCGCCGGTGGTGGCGAGCCACGGGCTGGGCGAGGGCTTGTACTGAATGGTGACGGTGCCCGTCAGCCCCGCCGTGCCGCCGCTGACGCTGACCACGCGGTTCACGAAGCTGGTGATGGTCAGCGCCACGCGGGTGCTGCCGTAGTCCACCCAGGCCGCGCTGGCGCCGCCGGTTTCGGCATCACCCGACAGGGTGAACGTGCCGGTGCTGGTGGACATGGCGAACTGGTCGCGCCGGTTTACGCCGGTGACGTTGCCGGCGCCGTCAATGATGGCCAGCTCGTCGTTGATGTAGATGGCCTCGACGGCATCAATCTCATGCGCGGCCAGCAGCAGCACGAATGCCAGGCTGGCGCGGTCGGCGCCGTAACTCTGCAGGAACGGGATCGGGCCGCTGACGCGCTGGCGGCCCAGCACCACCTGGCGTGGCGTGGTGGCGCCGCGCATCATCACGTAGCGGTCTTGCAGGCTGTTGTTGTACGCGTCGCGGGCGGCGTTTTGCTGCTTGCGCTGCTGGTCGCGCAGCGTGTAGACGGACACCGCCACGGCAATGGCAGTCAATGTCCACGCCGGGGCGGTGTAGATCGCCACGGCAATGGTTTCAGCGCCGACAGCCGCAAAGGCCTCGGCAATGGCAACGGCAACAGTTTCAGGCATGGGTCACTTTCCAGGCGGTCAGTGCGTGGGCCAGCGGCAGCACTGCCAGGCCGTCTTTGGCGGGCGCCAGCCAGCCGGTGCCTATGCACACGGCCAGTGTTTGGCGGCCGTCATGGTCAACCAGTCCCACATCCCCAACGCCCGCCATGAGCGGCCGAATGGACGGGCCGGCACGGCTGCCCAGTGCGTGCAAACCGCCCAGCTGCGTGACCAGGCGGGCCGCACCGGCCGCATCGCTGTAGCTGCCGCGCAGGCCGGCGGCCGGGTCTTGGCCGCTGATGGCCAGCACGCAGTCAGCGGCCCACAGGCAGCAGTCATGCGTGCCCCAAGCAAAAGGGGTACGCAGGCGCTGCGCCACCAGGGCGTGGAAGCGCGCCAGCCACGCTTGAGGCTGGGTGTTGGTGGGGTCGTGTGTCATTTGCGGCCGTAGCTGGCCGCTGGCCAGACGATCTTTTGCTCGACC